TCGGTCGAAAGACCTACATTCACATTCGCAGTCTGAGAAGGTATCTCGGACTCGAACCAGAAAGGCAGGACGATGGAAGATAATTTCACTGCGGCCGTCGGAGGCTTGCGAGGCGGCCATATGCGAGGCATCAAGGAGGGAGACGGAACGCAGACTCGTTTGTGGGGAGCCTGCGTCGTACTCGGTCAACTCTGGAGCGTCCTGGTCGAGACCTCGGAACTAGAAAGGTTCGATCCAGACTCCGAGAAGAAGATCGCCGAGTCTTTCCCGAGTATCGCAGGCAGTCCAGACGCAAGGGAATTCCTGATCTCCGGTATCTCGCCCCTCGGATGGCGACAGGTTTTCGGGAAGGACGCCAGCGATGGGTAGATCAAGCAGGGAGAAGGGGAAGAGGGGAGAGCGAGAGTTCGCGAAGGCTCTCCGGTCTCTCGGACTTGATGCAAGGCGTACGCAGCAGTACGCTGGAACGGAGGGAACCTCCGACGTCTCCTCATCTATCCCCGGTGTTCACTGGGAGGTGAAAAGGTATGCGAGAATCGGAGCGGTCCGATTCATGGATCAGGCAGAGCGGGATGCGAAGCCGGGCGACGTTCCCCTGCTGGCTATGCGAGAGGATGGCGGTCGATGGCTAGTCGTCGTCCCTCTCGACGATCTCCCCCGATTCGCCGAGCAGGTCGTCGCGTCTCTCGAGACGTCGGTGACCACATTGGGTTCGTCTTTACCCTCGTCGAAAACTGGAAGCGAACGAAACGTCTCGAAGGATTCGAGTTCGACGAGATCGTCTCGGTCTCCCTGATCGAGGCGGAAAGAGTTCTCCGGACAAAGTACGACCCGAAGAAGGGAACCGTGACCACCTACCTGTCGCGCTACCTCTTCGGGTTCGTGCAATATCGACTCCTGAAGAACGAAGGGAAGAGGAAGACTCCGAACGGATGGATACCCGTAGTGAAGACGGTCGCTCCCTCCGGTCCGAAGGAGTTCGATCCGGCCACCCTGGTCGGTCTCGAGGATCTCTTCGACCGAGTCCATCCGTCGCTACGCCCGATTCTTCGAAGGCTTTCCGAGGGAGACGATCTCGAGGAGATCGCTCGGGAACTGCTCCTCTCTTTCGATGCTACTCCTCGAAGGCGAGAGAAAATCGAGGCGCTCACCGAGAGCCTTCGGCGTGACCTACGAACCGAACTCCGGCGATTCCTCTATGACGACTGACAATCGAGCCACCCTCACCGTCGCGATTCAGTTCCTCCAACTCCTGACCCTCTTCGCTGCCGTCGCAGGGATCACGCTCTCGCTCGGGAGGAAAGACGAACGGCTCTCCGTCAACTCCAGCGAGATCGAGGAACTACGGAACATCGCCTCGGATCTCGTTCGGACATCGATCGAGACACAGACGACGAACCGATCGCAGGATCGCCAACTCGACGACCTCCGAACACGACTCGCCAACCTGGAGACCATCCGGTGAACGACCTCAAGCAACGAATCGGAAAGAACCCGAAGGCGACAAGTCTGATCCTCGGAGCGGTCTGCGTCCTGCTTCTCTGCACTGCTCTCGGAGCCTGTCAGGTCGAGGACTTCGTACGCGTCGACGTTCCGCAGGGAGTTGCGGAGGCAGTAGGGACCGACGACACCGTCTCGTTCTCGGAGGCGACCGACGCGTGGGAAGACTGGATCGCGTACGTCGACCGGGAGTCGAAGAGGTTCTCGAAGGAGATCGACAAGGGAGCGGAGATCGTCGGAGTCCTTCGGTCGCTCGGAGAGACTGGGATCGCCTTCGGTCAGGAAGCCGCAGCAACGATCCCCGGAGGAGCCTTCCTCTCGACCGGACTCGCTCTCCTCGGAGGAACTCTTCTCCGTCGCCCTGGAGATGCGAAGAGGGAGCAGAAAGAGAAGGAAGACTCCTACACCGCAGGACTGGAAAGAGGCAGGGAGATCGCCGAGAAGGCTATCGAGGAGGCTCGAAGAGTTGCCGAGAACGCATCCGGCGCCGATTGACTAACGGAGGAAAACGGTGAACCACCTGAAGATCGATCGAACGTCACAAGGTTGCTATCGCATCGACATGGAGGCAGACGGTCCGGACTGGTCGCAAGATTTTCTCCTCCGATCCGATGCCCACCACGACAACGCTCACAGCAGTCATCGACTCGAACTCCTGCACCTCGAGGAAGCAGTCGAGCGGAATGCGGGGATACTCGATATCGGGGATCTTCACTGCGCGATGCAAGGCAAGTGGGACAAGCGAGCATCCACGGATGCCTGCCGACCGGAGCAGAGAGAAGGTCGATACCTCGACTCCCTGGTCGAGACGGCCGCCGACTTCTACGAACCATACGCCGACCGATGGCTCTTCATGTCACCGGGGAACCACGAAGGCTCGATCCTGAAAAGGCACGAAACGGATCTCACCGAACGAACCGCCGAGAGGCTTCGATCGAAAGGATCTCCGGTCATCACCGGAACCTATTCCGGATTCATTCGGTTCTCGGTACTGACCGCAGGCAAGACGATCTCGAGAGTCATGTGGTACTCGCATGGATCAGGAGGAGGCGGACCGATGACTCACGGCGTCCTGAATACCCGACGGCGTCAGTCCTATCTACCAGACTCGGACATCGTCTGGAGCGGTCACACGCACGACTCGTGGTCGGTTCGACTGGCGAAGGCGTCGTTGACTTCTCAAGGGTCGGTTCGCCTCGACGATGTCCATCACGTCTCCACTCCCGGCTACAAGGATGAGTGGTCGCCCCTCGACGGATGGCATATCGAACGAGGCGCACCGCCGAAGCCGATCGGTGCCGCCTGGCTCCGTCTCTCGGTCCGGCATCATTCGGAGCCGACGAAGCACCGGCGACTATCCGTCGACATCATGGAGGCGAGATAATGAAGGGACCAGACGAACGAACTCGGCTCCGGATCAACCGTGTAGTCGCCGAGATCGTCGAGGAACTCGGAGCCGACGCCGTCGTCGTTGCCGTCACTCGACAGAGAAGACGAGCCACGGAGACGTTCGCGGTTCCCTTCGGCAACCTCCACGCCGTTCGCGGTCTGGCCGAATTCGTGTATACCGCTCTCGGACCGGACGAGATCGAAGACGTCACCGAGGAGGAAGACGAACTCGAGGAGGACGACGAGTGAGCGAGATCGAAGGACGAGACGACCGAGGGAGGTTCTCTCCTGGCAACGCTGGCGGGCCTGGTAGACCGAAAGGGTCGAAAGGGTTCTCCATCAAGGCAGCGCTCGACCGAGCGATCGAGGAGTCGTTCCGGGAGGATGACGGTCGATCGATCCTCGACGCCCTAGCACGTACTGCAATCAAAGCAGCAGCCGAGGGCGACTTCCGGTTCTGGAAGGAACTGATAGACCGACTCGATGGTCCGATCAAGCAGCAGATCGAGCAGGATCAGACCGTGTGGATCGAGAGGGTCTCGAGGCAGGCGAAGGAGCAGAGCGATGGCGATTCGTGACTTCCCCGATCTGGCCGACGTTCTGCTCTCTGCCTTCTTCGTCGAGGGCGTGACCCTTGACGGCGGAGCGCATGACACGACTGGATTCTCACAGGTCGACGATCTCTTCGTCGACGGTTCGATCTTCGACGGAGGCTCTCCATAATGGCGGTGCAAATTCAGGTCCGAAGAGGTACGGCGTCGAACTGGACGTCTGCGAATCCGACGCTTGCCGCAGGCGAAATCGGATACGAGACCGACACCACATATATGAAAGTGGGAGACGGCTCGACTGCCTGGAACTCTCTGGCGTACTTCGTCAAGCAGACGGCAGCGGGCAAGGCTCTCGCAGACGATGCCGACGCAGCAGCACAGAGAACGACCCTCGGCATCACGAACGTCGGATCGTATACAGGACAGATCGAGACCGCTGCGGACAAGGTCTACACGATCGATCCGGGAGCGGCTACCGCTCGGACCGTCTCTGGATTCTTCATCAAGTGCGGAAGCGGGACCGTCACGGCAACCCTGAAGAACGGATCCGATACCGTCAAGGCAGCGAGCGTCTCGACGTCGAGCGGTGATCAGTCGAGCCTTGCGAATACCTCCGTCTCGGCGAACGGCGTGATCTCGATCACGCTCTCTTCGAACTCGTCTGCGACCGACGTTATCTTCGCCGTGGAATTTACCGAATGAGTCCGCCGTCTCGATGGCTCTTCTTCCCTGCTCCGGTTTCCAGCGGAGGAGCGAAACTCGTCATCACCGGAACGGCGACGGCGGATCTCTCTGCTCGGACATCGACCGGCGTCTCTTCATGGGCGAAGTCCGGAGACGACGCGGCGGACTTCCTCGAATATCCGCATACGGCGGTTCGGGCTGGCGCCGCGTATATGGAAATCCTCTTCAAGGTCGATACCGGAGAGACGTACTCGAACGCCGGAGACTTCGAGTCGGCGGTGACGATGGTCTCCGGCACAAGTTCCTTCGAGGTCGGCGGTAACACGTTCCCGCATACGAGCGTGACGCATACGCACGGCTCGGACTCTGGAACGATCATCCGCGTGCGATTCAATGCGGCCTCGTCTGCCGTGACAACTTTCCGAAACCTCCTCGCGGCAGGAGATGCCATCGAGATCACAATGAACTGGACCACCTGACATGAACACGATTCACCAATTCGCTGCCATCACGAAGAACCTGAGCGGCGTGTCTGCGAACCTCGTCGATCTTGCGTTCAACTACAAGGAGATCGCCCCTCGGACGGATCTCGACGTCGCACACATCGACCTCCTGGTCGCACAGGCTCAAGCGATGATCGATGCCGCCGAAGGACTGAAGGCGATTGCGTACGAACCGACCGAGGGTGGCGACTGACTCGAACGACGTTCGGGAATCGGGGGAACCATGGAGGACTGCCCGCCTGTGCTGGTGCCGTTCGTCGTCGATCGTCAACTCGTCGATGGTCTGCTCTTCTCTTCGGGGAGCGTGCAGACCGACACGAGGAGGGTCGACGTCGAGTACGTCGACAATCGGTTCTCGCTCGGTCCGACTCTCTGGATCGATGGACTTGCGACCCTGAAGAACCGTCGAGACGTTCAAGCGTTGGTGAAATATCGAAACGCGGTTCCTCTCGATCCTTCGTTCGTCGTCGAGATCCCGATCGACTCCCCCGCCTGCCTCGAAGGAGATCGCATCGTCGGGTACTGGGAAGCCTCGATCCCTGCTGGAGACTCGGTCTCGATCTCGATCTCGTGGTCGGTTCTGGTCTTCGACCTTGCGGACCTGAATCGTGACGGATACGTTGACGCCATCGACCTCGGATTCTTCTTGGTCGAGTGGGGAGATCCGGACTCGATAGCCGACTTCAACTTCGACGGCGTCGTCGACGGTATCGACCTCGGACTCTTCTTCGAAAGGTGGACCGGATGAGAACCGAGACCGTACCGATCGACGAGCCGACTCCCGATCCGGCCAACGCAAGGAAGCACGACGAACGGAACCTCGAAGCAATCCGCGACAGTCTCCGTGCCTTCGGTCAGCAGAAACCGATTGTGATGGATTCTCGAGGGATCGTCGTCGCAGGTAACGGCACCCTGGAAGCAGCGAAGCGACTCGGATGGACCGAGATCGCAGTCGTTCGAACCGATCTCGATCCGACGCAGGCTACGGCGTTCGGCATCGCAGACAATCGGACCGCCGAACTAGCCGAGTGGGACGACGACGTCCTGCGGTCTCTGCTCGACTCGATGGACGAGGAGACTCGAGACCTGCTTCACTTCAGCGAAGACGATCTCGACGACCTCGTCGAGCAGGCAAGCAGGACCGAGGGAGCCGACGGAACGTATACGACGAAGATCGAGGCGCCGATCTACGAGATCACCGGGGAAAAGCCGGAGGTATCCGCCCTGGTCGACCGAACGAAGGCGGACCAGTTGCTCGAGGAGATTGAACGTGCCGGACTTCCGGAGGACGTCTCGGAGTTCCTGCGGGTTGCTGCGGAACGTCATGCCGTCTTCGACTTCCGTCGCATCGCAGAGTTCTACGCTCATGCCGACGAACCGACGCAGGGACTCATGGAGAGATCCGCCCTCGTGATCATCGACTTCGACAAGGCAATCGAAAACGGGTTCGTGCGAGTCTCGGATCAAATCGCCGACTTCGTCGAGATGGAGCGCGACGATGCGTGACGACTTCGTGGCGTTGATCCTTAGTCACGGCCGACCTGACCGAGTCGAGACCTACAAGGCGATGCGAGCGGCTGGCTATACAGGACCGATCCGCATCCTGGTCGACGACGAAGACGAAACGGTCGACGAGTACCACAAGCGATATCCGGGAGAGGTCGTCGTCTTCTCGAAGAAGGAGATCGAGCCGACGTTCGATACCGGCGACAACTTTCAGAACAAGCGGGGCGTGATCGTCTACGCGAGGAACGCGTCGAGAGCAGTCGTGAAAGAACTCGGCTTCCGTTACTTCATCCAACTGGACGACGACTACACCGGATTCTACTATCGATACTCGCGGTCCCTCGAATATGGCTCGTATGGAATCCGGCGGACGATGGATCTCCTTCTCGAGTCCATGGTCGAATTCCTCTCGACGACGCCAAGCCGGACGGTCGCAATCAGTCAAGGCGGCGATCACATCGGCGGGCAAAAGAAGAAATTCGGACTCAAGCGGAAGGCGATGAACACGTTCGTGCTCGACGTCGAACGGCCGCTCGACTTCTTCGGTCGCATCAACGAGGACGTGAATACCTACGTGACCGATGGACGGAGAGGGGAACTCTTCTTCACGATCGAGAATGCGCAGATCCGTCAACTCGTAACGCAGTCGAATGCGGCAGGCATGACCGACGTATACGTCGAGGGTGGTACCTACCTGAAGACCTTCTATTCGGTTCTCTATGCTCCGTCCGCCGTCAAGGTCTCGACGCTCTCCGACCCTCGGTCTCCTCGGCTTCGCATTCACCACTCGATCAACTGGAACGCGACCGCCCCGAAGATCATCCGACAATCAGTTCGCAAGCCTCGGACTGCTCCGTGATCCTTCAGATCGAACCGATCGAGGACGCCTTGCACGAAGGTCAACTCCTCGTGCTGCGGGCTGCGGCTCGGTTCAACGTGTTGGAGTGCGGACGTCGATTCGGAAAGACGCATCTCGGGATACAACTAGCAATCGACCGAGCAGTCGACGGAGCCGAGGTCGGGTGGTTCGCTCCGACCTACCGCTACCTGGCAGATCCGTGGAGAGCAATCGAGAAGGCTCTCGCCCCTGCAATCCTCCGAGCCGACAAGGTCGAGCGTCGGTTCGAACTGGTCACCGGAGGGTCTATAGATTTCTGGTCGCTCGACTCGGTCGATGCCGGTCGCGGTCGGCGGTACGACCGGATCGTGATCGATGAAGCGGGGATCGTTCGAGACCTCGGACCTGCGTGGCAGGAAACGCTGCGGGCCACCCTGGCCGATCGTCGGGGCGATGCGTGGTTCCTCGGAACTCCGAAGGGGCGATCGTTCTTTCATCGCTGCTTCGAAAAGGGACAGATCGGCGAAGGAGGATGGAAGTCGTGGAGGCTTCCGACGACCTCGAATCCGACGATATCTCCCGAGGAGATCGAGTCGGCTAGGCAGGAACTACCGGCGATGGTCTTTGAGCAGGAGTTTCTAGGGATCCCCGCGGATGACGGAGGGAACCCGTTCGGACTCGACTCGATCTCGGCTTGCGTTGGGGAGATGTCGACCGATCCGGTGGTCGCCTATGGGATCGACCTCGCAAAGTCGGTCGACTGGACGGTCGTTTGCGGTCTCGACAAGGACGGGAGGGTCGCTCGTCTCGAGAGGTGGCAGGGTCCGTGGTCGGAGACCTCGAGGCGAATCGAAGCGATGACGGACGACGTGCCGACCCTGAGCGATGCTCCCGGAGTAGGCGCCCCGATTGTTGAGTCCTTGCAAAGGAAGCGACCGAGGGTCGAGGGATTCAAGTTCTCGGCGACCTCAAAACAGCAACTGATGGAGGGACTCGCCTCGGGATTTCAGACCAGACGCGTCACGATTCCCGACGGATGGCTACGTGTCGAGTGCGACACATTCGAATATACCTACACGCGGACCGGCGTTCGATACGAAGCGCCGTCCGGCATGCACGACGATGGCGTCTGCGCCCTGGCACTCGCCGTTCGTTGCCTGGATGTGAACTCCCGGACCGACTTCGACTTCCGGATCCTCTGACCTATGCCGATTTCCGACCTCTTCGGATTGCTCCAAAAGCAGCAGACGACGCCCGACAAGTATCTCGCCTCGAGCGTGAACGTCGTAGCAACTGGACAGCACGGAGCCGCCCGTGCTCCGTTCTCGCAGGATCGAGGTATCCGGGCGTTCCGATCGTGGGTCTACGCTGCCTCGACGATCAACGCCAACGCAGTCGCGTCCCTCCCTCTCCGTCTCTATGCGAAGAAGGATGAGACGTCGAGCCGGACTCGGTCAATCCCTCGGCATCGAAAAGCGTACCTCCTCGGAGATCAGACGAACGACGTCCGACCGTCCTCGACCGTCATTCGCAAGGCGGTCAACTATGGAAACGAGATGGAGGAGGTCGTCGGATCTCATCCGGTCACCGATCTTCTCTCGACTGCGAATCCGTTCCTCAACGGCTTCGACTTGACAGTCCTGCGAATCCTCTATGGCGAACTGACCGGCAACGCATATCTCCACCCGGTCGTCGACGAGGCTTCCGGTCTACCTGGAGAACTGTGGCCGCTGGCTCCGCAGTACGTCGAGGTGATTCCCGACGAAGAGGAGTTCATCGCGGGATATTTGTACGGGATCGATGCGCAGAAAAAGCAGGTGTTCGAGACCGACGAGGTGATCCACTTCCGTCGACCGAATCCGGCGAATCTCTTTTACGGTCTAGGAAAGGTCGAAGCAGCGTTCGGATCGATTCAGGCGAACCAAGCGCTGCACGAGATGGATCTATCGACGTTCGAGAACTCCGCTCGACCAGACTACGCAGTGGTTGTGAAGGGGAACTCGAGCGGCGATCAGTTGGATCGATTCCAGCAGCAGGTGGAGAACCGACTGCGGGGAACTCGGAAGGATGGATCCTTCATCACCGTCACCGGCGACGTGCAATTCACACCGCTCAACTTCCCGCCGAAGGATCTCGCCGGTCGAGAGGAGATCGTCGAGGAGATCGCAGCAGTGTTCGGCGTGCCGGTGACCATGCTCAAGGCTAACGATCCGAACCTCGCGTCCGCCTCGACCGGCTTCGCTCAATGGAGGGAAGGGACGATCCTTCCTCTCTGTCGCATGGACGAGGAGGAACTGAATCAGTCGCTCCTACCGCTCTTCGGTCTCGAGGATACGCACTGTCTGGCGTACGATAATCCCGTGCCGTCGGACAAGGCTTTCGAACTCTCCGAGCGTCAGACCGCCGTGGCTGGCGGCTGGCGGACTCCGAACGAGGCAAGGATGGAAGAGGGGCGGGAGCCGGTCGAAGAGGACATGGCGGATCGCCTGCTCGTCAACGGTCAACCGCTCGGAGGTATGGACCCTCTCGCCGGAGGACTCGGAGCCGACATCGATTCGGATATCGAGATCAGCAGTCCGGAGCCTGACCCGATCCGCGAAGCCGCGTCCCTCCTGGAATCCACGAAGGCTCTCGAAAGGTTGATCGTCGAGACCGGCGACCATCTCGAGACCGTGAAGGATCTACAGAGTCTCGGACTCTCTCGAAAGGATGCCGATCGACTGGCAAAGAAGAGAGGCGGAAAGAACGTCGTAGTGCGAAGGTCCGACGACCTGTACGACACGAAGGAAGAGGCGGAGGCGGTTGCGACTGCGATCGGCTGCTCGGGATCCCATACGCACGAAGTCGACGGACAGACGCGGTTCATGCCTTGCGAACGCATGGAGGACTACTCGACGATCACCGGCGAGAGGCATCGAGACGACGAGGATCTCGACCTCGTAGCAGACAAGGCGATCGCCGATGTCGACCTGCAACCTACGGAAGGGATGGCAGCGCTTGCCGAACGAGGTCTCCGCCTGCGAGAAGAATACGGACGAGGCGGGACCGAGGTAGGCGTCGCCCGTGCTCGAGATATAAAGAATCGAGAGAACCTCTCCCCGGAGACGGTCGGGAGAATGGCGAACTTTTTCTCGAGGCATCGCGTCGACCTGGACGCTCCAGCAGCAAAGCCGAACCACGAAGAGTACCCGTCCGCAGGCGTTGTCGCGTGGCTCCTGTGGGGAGGAGACCCCGCGAATCCAGACGAAGCCGGTGTCGCCTGGTCGGCTCGAAAACTCGAGGAGATCGAGAGGGCGAGAGAGAAGGCGAAGGACGATCCCTCGACTCCTGCAAAGCCGAGCGAGAGGATCGAGGGATCCGACGAGAATCCAGAAGGGTCGGCGTCGGGAACTCGAGGCGGTATCGAGATCAGCGACGAGACCGAAAAGGGTCTCCGCAACAAGGTCGACGAACACAACGAGGAACACGGAGACAAGAAGGGAAAGAAAGTCAACCTCGGCATGCTCAAGGCGGTGTTCCGTCGAGGAGCCGGAGCGTTCTCGTCGTCGCATCGCCCTGGTATGACTCGGCAGCAGTGGAGCATGGGAAGAGTGAACGCCTTCCTGTATCTGGTCCGGAACGGTCGACCGGAGAATGCGAAGTATGTGGGCGACAATGACCTGCTGCCGAAGGACCATCCGAAGTATGCGGAGAAGGAGAAGGAGTCGAAGTCCTGCTCCTGCTGCGAGACAAAGTCAATCGGAGACCCGAAGGCGTACCACTGGCCGGAGGAAACGAAGTGGTATCGACTCTCGATCGAAGGTCTGCTCGACGACTACGACCGACTGCGACCGAAGTCGAAGGACGGGAAGCCGGACGCCGACGACGATATCCGGAGCGGGGAGAGGAAGACTCCTGCGATGGCGATTGCTTCCCTCTCGGAGAAAATGCTCGACGCAGTCAGGGAAGAGATCGAGAAGAGCCTGAAGGGACAACGCAAGAAGGCGTTCGATCGCGACGGAGAGATCCGGGCGATCCTCGAAGGACTCGCCGAAGGTCGCAAGACTTTCATGGCGGGATTGATTAGAGAGTACGAACGTGCTGCAATCGGAGGAGGATCCACCGGCGCTGCTCGTCTGAACGAGATACTGGAGCAGGCAGGGCGAGAACTGATCTCGGCTCCCGGAACGTCGAAGCGTCTCGACGCCATGCTCGCAAAGAGAGCCGCAGCGATGGCGGAGTCGGTCGTCGTCGATACGGTCACGAACTTCCTCAAGGACATACCGGAAGACGAGGCGTTCGATCTCGGTGCCGAGATCAATCGACTCGAGAGCAGTCTAGGAGTGACGCGGAAGAGAGCCGAGACGATCGCAAGAACTGAATCGGCCAACGCGTACCACGAAGGTCAGATCGACGTCTGGAAAGAGACCGGCGGGGTCCAGCAGAAAAAGTTCCTGGTCGCCCCTGGAGCGTGCGAATTCTGCAAGGCAGTAGACAAGAAGTACGGAGCAGAGGGAACCGCCATCGGCATCGATGAGCCGATGGTGAAGGCGGGTCAGGTCATCCGGGGAACCGACGGCGGTTCATTCAAGCCGGGGAAGACTTCGCAAGGCATCGTTCACCCGAACTGCCGGTGCGACTTCGTGCCGGTCCTGGAATTGTGATGAGCAACGAGACACGCAGCAAAACTCTGGCGGCAACCGTCGAGAAGAACGGTCCATCGATCGAGGCAACGATCACCACGGAGACCATCGACCGAGACGGCGAGGTGCTGATCTCCGACGGCATGAACGCAAGCGAGTTCGAGAAGAATCCGGTGGTGATCTATAACCACGATTATGCGCAGCCGGTCGGCAAGATCGCAGACCTGCGTAGGTCGAAGGGGAAGATCGACGCGACGATCGAGTTCGCGCAACGCCCGGAAGGGTTCGAGGGTCCGTACTTTCCTGAATTCGTGGAGTCCCTTGTCGAGCAGGGAATCGTGAAGGGAATCTCGGTCGGATTCGTTCCGATGCCGGGAGGAGTCCGGAAGGCATCGACGAAGGATCGGGAGGACTACGGCGACGACGTCCGACAGGTCTTCTCGAAATGGAAACTCCTAGAGGTCTCGATCGCTCCTCTTCCTGCGAACGGAACTGCTCTCGTCTCTGCGGTACGGAAGGGGATCGTGAACTCTGGAGACGTCGTCCGATGGATCGATCCAGACTTCTACGAGAGGAACGTGATCGAGATCATCGTGCCGAAGCACGGCAGACTTTCGAGACTACTAGCGTCGAGATCCTGAAGTCGGACGGATGGTCGCAAGGACCGAGCCGAGTGCGGACGGACATCGAGACGGATTCACACATCACCTAATCAGAAAGGATTCGCCAATGCGAATCGTGACTCTCAACGAGGTCGAAAAGGATCTCCAGAACCTCGCCGATCAGGTCGGCGAGGAAGGCTTCATCAAGGCAAAGGCTCTCTATCTCGAGAAGGTCGCCGTGACGAAGGAAGACGGTACGCCCCTGTCCGCCGATGACGTCGAAATCGTGCTCATGCCGAAGGCGGAAGAGGAAGAGGAAGAGAAGGCGGCCGACGACGACGAGAAGGAAGACAAGGCGGAAGACGACGACGACGAGAAGAACGTCGCCCCGAAGTCGATCCGGATCGAGACTCGCAAGAAGGCAGTCGCAACGGCTGCTCGGATGGCTCGACCTTCGATCGCAAAGCCTCGTCCGTTCTCTCGTCTGAAGAACTTCCGAGACGACCACAACGGCGAAGCAGTCGAGAAGGCTCTGCGGTTCGGTCACTGGCTCATGGCGGGACGAGGCATTCGAAAGAGCCTCAACTATTGCGACCGTCACGGAATCGAAGTCAAGGCGCACACCGAAGGCGTCAACTCCGCCGGTGGCTTCCTGGTCCCGGATGAGTTCGAGACCGAACTGATCTCCCTGCGAGAGCAGCACGGCGTATTCCGTCGCAATGCTCGAGTCCGTCCGATGGCTAGCGATACCCTTCGCATCCCTCGTCGGTCTGCAACCCTGACCGCTTCCTTCGTCGGAGAGGCTTCGGCCGCAGCCGAGTCCACGCAGACCTTCGAGCAGGTGACCATGGTCGCCAAGAAGGTCGCCGTGCTCACGACCGTCTCGAACGAACTCGCCGAGGATGCCTTCGTCAACCTGGCCGACGACGTCGCAGGAGAAATCGCCTACGCCTTCGCCAAGTTGGAAGACCAGTGCGGATTCATCGGGGATGGCACCTCGACCTATGGCGGAATCGTGGGCGTCTCGAGTTCCGTCGGCGCTGCCGGTACGACCGATTCGGATTCCGGAGCGTTCGGTGCCTTGAGCGCTGCCGACCTCACGTCCTTCATGTCGAAGTTGCCTGCGTACGCCCATACGCCCAGCACCAAGTTCTACATGCACAAGACCGTGTTCCACGCGAACTTCGAAGACTTGATGATCTCATCCGGTGGTGCGAACGCGACCGAGATCCGGAACGGTGGCCAGCCCACCATCATGGGATACCCGGTCGAGTTCGTGCAGGTCATGCCGTCGACCTATACGAACGGACAGGTGGAAGCGCTCTTCGGCGACCTCTCCCTGGCTGCTTCGTTCGGAGATCGTCGGTCGACTACGGTGCAAGTTTCCGATTCAGCGCTCAACGCGTTCGAGCAGGACGAACTCGCCATCCGTGGTACCGAGCGATTCGACATCAATGTCCACGACGCTGGCGATGGAGACAACGCCGGACCGATCGTGTCGCTCCTCTCCTGACCCTTTGAACGAGTGGGGAGATCGGCTTCGGTCGGTCTCCCCGCATTCGAAAGAAACTACACATGATTCATGCACAGAACACGAAGATCCTTTCCCTCTTCCAGCCGGATGCGTACGCGGCCGACACAGCGCATGCCGTCGAGATCGATACCCTCGGCTTCGACTACTGCACCGTGATCGTCTCCATGGGACTGAACGACGTGCAGGGACCGCTCGTCCTTTGTAGCCTGACCGAGGGCGACGCTTCCGGCTCGGTTACGGATGCCATCGCAGAGGCAACGATCGCCAACGCTGCCTGCGTTGACGTCGAAGGCTCGGCAACTGCTCTCGCAAACATGGACGACGGCGACGCCCTGGTCTACCACGTCAACTGCGTAGGTCGCAAGCGGTTTCTCCGCCTCAACGCAACGCTTGCGGCATCGGCTGCGTCGACCTGCTCGGCGATCGCCATCATGTCGCGGAAGGGCGAAGCGGCTGGGAAGTTGAACGCCGACTTCGTGACTCCGTTGACCGGACTTGCGAAGGCGATCGTCATCTGACCGAACTTTCCTTTCGGAGGAGTCGTCGTCGAAAGGCGGCGGCTCCTCATCCTTCGAGGCAGGACCACATGCGGCATTCTCAAACGCTCAAGTTTCAGCAGGTACTCGATCCGGTTCCCGGCGCTGCCGATCAAAGTTGCGAACCGATCGATACGAGAGGCTTTCAAACTCTCGCGATCATCGTCGGCAACAACAACGCCGACGCCATGTCGGACTTTCGGCTCACCGAGTCGGACAGCGTAAGCGGTTTCACAAATATCCCCGGCACCGTATACGGCACGGATGCGGTCGACGTCGAGGGGAACTCCTGCCCGCTCGCAACGACTGGCGACGACGACCATCTCTTCGTGTTTCTGGTCGACCTGGTAGACCGCAAGAGATTCATTCGCCCGGAGATTACAACTACAGGAACCGGCGATCGAACCTACTGCCTCGCAATCGGATTCGAACCGGGCGAGCCTTCCCTCCTCACCAACGATTCGATGGCGATGTCCGCAGCCGATATCGGTCACGTCGTCATCGTCTGACCGGAGATCGATATGGCGGTCGGCACCTACGCCCTGACATCTCTGGCGAACCTCAAGGCATGGATCGGCATCACTGCGGATACGCATAACGCCGTCCTGGAATCTTCGATCGATCGTTCGACGTCGATCATCGAATCGTATTGCGACCGTCTGCTGAAAACTCGCACGCACTATGAGTGGGTCATGCCTCGAGGTTCGCAGTCCTTCGTCGTCGACAATCCTCCGGTGACTTCGATCGAGACGGTCGCATTCGGTCGTCAGGATTCGTTCACCGTTACGAGTGACACGGCATCGACGGACGTTCTTGCGACGGTCAACTTCGACGGAGAGAGGCTCCGCCTGTATAAGGTCAACGCCTCCGGCTCGAAGACTCACGACACTCTCACGGCATCGTCGTACCCGACGACTTCGCAACTGGTCACGCAGATCAATTCCGGCGTGTCCGGATGGTCTGCCACCCTGGTCGAGAACGCCTACACGAAAAGCCTGTATCGATTCGGAGGAAGGGGAGTCAAGGACGCACCCTGTCACGTTCGGTTCCCTCGAGATAACGTCTCCGAATACGAAGTCGAATTCGATCGAGGACAAGTCCACCTCACGGTCGACCGCTTCCCCGGTATCCGTTCGGACGATGCCTCGCCGAACCGATTCCCTCGCGGGTTCTTCCCTGTCTTCGTCGAGTACACGAGCGGATACGAGACGGTTCCTCCCGACCTCGAGCAGGTCGCGGTGGAGATTGCTGCGGAACTCTATCGAGAACGACTGTCCGACCGGACCATGGCGTCGGAGTCTCTCGGCGACTACAACTACAGTCGCGCAAACGTCGCGGATCTCGTCGCGTCGAGGGCGGCGAAGTTGGATGCGTACCGGAGGATTCGGTGAGTATTGCAAGTATGATCGCCAACCACGGGCAGACGATCTCGATACAGACGAAGGGATCCGGCTCGACCGACTCTTCGGGAGGCATCATCGAAGCATGGTCGAGCGCTACGAACTCGACAGCGTTCGTGCAGGTCCGAGCAGGAGGAGAGGCAATCGAAGGCGGCGGCGAAAGGTACGCCCCGACGGCGACGATCTATATCGAGGGCGTTTCGTCGATCGGCATCAAGGACCGGATCGCATACGACTCTCGAACCTGGAGCGTCTCCAGCGTTCGAACTCCGGACGAGAGATCGACCGGCGACTCTCTGGCGTACACGATCGTCGAAGCGACGGAGGTTTTCGGATGAGTCAGAAGAAGAACACGATCGAGTTCGACGCTCGGCACAACCTCGACGCCAAGAAACTCACGGCAATCCTCGAGCAGGAGGTCGCCAAGATTCTCAACACGTCGGCGGAGGCTATGGTCGGAGCATCGACCGGCACGAAGTCGATCGGCATCTCTTCAGTCTTCAAGAAGAAGTCGCCCCCGGCGTCACGCCCTGGTCAACCTCCCGGAGTCCGAACGGGAACTCTCCGGAGATCGTTTCGAACTCGAGCAGCGAAGAAGCAGGGGCGGACGTTCCGAGTCGCTGCGGGAACGAATGTGGTCTATGCGAGGGTGCTGGAGTTCGGAACCGAAGACCTGACGATCTCTCGCCGACCATTCATGAAGAAGGGAATCGCCTCGGCGACTCCGTTCATCCGCAAACTCACGAAGACCCTCGGTCCGAAGGTCCGGGCGAGGATTGCGGCAGAGATCGGAGAACCTAAGTGAGCGTTCGCATGCTCCGAGCCTTCTACGCTCGCCTGGTCGCAACGACCGACGGCGGTTCATCGAACCCGGTGAAAGACGCCGTCGGCTCTCGGATCCATGCTCTCGAGGCTCCTGCGTCGTCGGCTCTTCCCCTGATCGTTTTCGATATCGCGTCGACAAGCACCGAAGGATTTTTCGACGGGAATCAGAGAACCGAGGCAACCTTCGACGTGACGATCTTTGCGAAGACTGAAGCGGGCATCGACTCGGTCGGTGTGATCGAGGAGAAGGTCTTCGAACTGCTGCACGATCAGAACCTCGTCGCAACCGGAGACCTCGACCGAGCATACGTTCGATGCGTATCTCGAGGCGTACCGCAGATCGAAGGCGAGTTCCTTCGAGTTGATTCCACTTTCCTAGTCGAGGGGAACGACTCCTCGACCATCTGACTGGAGACCGACCGTGACCATGCTCATAGGATCCGACGGATCCGCTACCTTCCCCGATGGCTACGCCGCCAAGTTGAACACGTTTTCGACGACTCTCACTCGCACGACGCAGGTCGTCACCGGCTTCGGAGATACCGGACAGAGGCGGCGAGCCTCCGGAGTTCTCGACATCACCGGATCCGCCGGCGGTACTCCGATCAAGGACGAGGCGAACGCTTCCCCTCTCGGTATCACCGGAGAAGGCGTATCCGGAACTGGAGCCGAGACCGTCGCGATCGTTCTGAAGTTCGCAGGCACCGCGGACTGTACGCTCGGGTTCAGCGCAGTCGTGAACTCCGTTGCGTTGGCAGTTACGCAGGACGGCGCGCAGACGGTGACATTCAACTTCGAGATGGACGACGCGAACGGTCCGGATGTCGCGTGGGATGAATCGTGATCGCAACTCCGCAAAGCCTCGCAGCGAACGGGATCATCTCTCCGACTCGTAGGATCTGGCGTGTTCGACTTGTCTTCCTCGACGGATCGGAGCGGGTCGTTTGCGTCTCCCCTGGTCGGCTCGACGAGGAGGAAGCAGTCGCCCGTGCGAAGCGTCACGCCGGTGTCTTCGACTCCTCGATCCTTGACAGGGTCGAGGCGTCGGCGGTACACCGGGAACTCCAGTCGACGCCCTTCGGCGTTGTCCAGAAATAGGAGAGCAACCGTGACGCCATACGTCTACGAGGGTCCGTCGGGGAGAGTCTCGATCCCCCGCCTCACCGTGAATCAGATCATCGAACTACAGGCGATCCACTGGAAGTCCGAGAGGGCGTCTCTCGTCGCAGACATGGAGGAAGCAGGGATCGAACCCTCCGAACGGCTGGAACGCCTGAGAGAGGCTCGACAGGCCGCCGAGAGCATCATGGCGTTGATGCGTCTTCCCTTCTCGATTCGGTGGTGCAGAACGATCGTCGGACTCGCAATCGAAGGCGGCGAGGCACTGGTCGAGTCCATGAATCCGGAAGAGGCATCGCGGGCGGCTCTCTGGTCTCTCGGGTACGACCTCGACGATCTGACGCCGAAGACCGGATCCGATCGGGGAGCCGAGGGAAACGGATAGCCGAGGGGCGGGACTGGCACGGAGAGTCGGCACATATTGCTCACGCTCTCCCCGGTCTCGGGAATCCTCTCGATCTCCCGGTCGACGACTTCGACGAATTCGGGAGGCAAGTGATCGAGCATTATCGAAGGCAGTCCGGAACGTCCGCCGCTAGTTCGTCGGGTCACGACCACCGCTCATTCGTCGAGTCTCAAATGAGGAATTTGTGAATGGCAGATTTCAACCTCGAAGTGGAGATGACCGCGAGGACGGAGGAACTCGATGCGGCGTTCAAGAAAGCGCAAGCCGGAGCGGACAAAACGTCGAAGGGACTGGACAAAGCCGGAACGTCTGGAAAGTCAGGACTCGGGAAGATCGCCGTCGCAGGCGCTGCCGTCATCGCAAGTATCGGCGCCCTGGAAATCGGTGTCGGTCTGGCCGGTGCTGCGATGTCCCTTTTCTCTGGCGACTCTGAGAAGGTCCGAGCCTCCCTCGAAGGTCTGCCGATCGTCGGCGGTCTCATCTCGAAGTTCTATCAGTTCGGCGATGCGTTGGAATACGCATCGCAGGAGGCTCGAGACCAGCGAGAGTCCCTCGTCCTCCTGGAAAACGCGGCAAAGGATCTATCCACTGCGATGGGAATTCTGAGCGAGCAGATCGCCGACCTGGAAACGCTCGGCAAGTTGGACGGAAAGGGAGAACTCGAGATCGCCGTCGAGGTCTACGCCAAGAAAAGCGAACTCATCCGCAAGGAAAGAAAAGAACGAATCGAGGCAATCGAGGCGGACTACCTTGCAAGACGAACTGCCATCGAGGAGCAGAATCTAGGATCAGAACGGGAACTCGAACTCTTCGGAGAACTGCGAGACGCTCGGTACGCGGAACGAAACGAAGCAACCGCGGCGATGGAACGCGACCTAGAGATCCTAGAAAAGCAACTGACCGCAACGAAGGAGGCGCACGACGAGGCGGAGGAGTTGAAACTACAGGCAATCGAAGCAGCAGCCGACGCGCAGGAGGTAGCAGACCGAGAAGCCTTCAAGCAGCAGATGGAAGACGAGGCGTTGCGGCTCGCTGCACAGATGAGCGGAATAGCAAAGGCGGAGCAGGCAAGAAAAGAAGCAGCGAAGAAGGTTGCCGAAGAGGAGAAGGCAAGGCAGGAAGAACTCGCAGCAGCCGAAGCAGCAGCCGCCGAAAAAATGGCAGAGATCGAAAAGAAGATCAAGGAGGAAACCGCGTCCGCAGAGTCATCGGTGCAAGGCATGACCGGATCCTTCGGAACCGCTGGCGGATCATTTACGACCGGCGTGAAAGCGCAACTCGATAATTCTAAGATCCTCAACAAGTTGAGCGAGGAATCGCGGGACTTCCTTGCGACGATCGTGCAGAACACCGCAGCACTAGGGAGGATCGGTTTTGCCTGAATGGATCGAACAACTCGAGAGTCGCTCGATCAACTCCAGCGGTGGGCGGGGTACGGGTTCCCGATCCTATGTCGCGTCCGGATACTCGACGGTGAAATCCGTCTTTGATGCGTTCGGAAGAACGACCGACGTCGCCGGT